GGCAGGTTTACCCTTCTCAAAGACGGTATCAACTACCGCCTGTACGCTCCTGGCAGTGCTGATGCCCACTTTATCAAAGACTGGCACACATACTAGACCAAACGTCTTCTCAGCGCCTCCTAGACGTATTACACGACCGATAGATTGGCTGATGCCAATGAAATCCATGTTACGCATGAACAGAACTGCTTCCAAACCCTTGACATTGATACCCTCAGACAGGATAGAGTGATGCATTACGATAAAACGAGTGTCATCCATGCCCCACTGATTAAGAGTCTTGAAGAATACCTCACGGGATACTTTCTTGCCATTGATGATAGCACCAGTCTTGCTAGTGATATACATCCAGTTATAGCCACGTTGCTGAAGTTGCATCGTGAAATCAGATTGCCCGACAAGACGAAGAATCTGCTTGGTAGAACGTGCGGCAATCAGAATCTTATTGAGTGAGTTTGCATCAATCGTATCTAACAGATTCTTGTCGTCAGATAGTTTGAAATCACCCTGAGGCAGTTGATGAACCACAACCTTGGGAGGAAGAATATAACCTTCTTTAACCAGTTGTGGTGCAGGAACATTACAAATTACCTGACCGTAAACTTCAGGATCGTTCATTCCTGGTTTGAAAACAGTAAGAGAATGCTTAGGAGTTGCTGTGAAGAAATAGCAACGATCTGTATCGTGAGAGAAGAACTCAGTGGCAGGGAAAAAGTTACGCTGAACACTGTTATGTGCCTCATCAAAGTAAATCGTATTCACTTCAATGTCTGCCTCCACAAGACGATGTAGTGAATGATATGTGGTGAAGATGATAACATTCTCACCAGCAGCTCTTGCAGTGTTGTTGAACAGTGCAATCTTTTCTGGTTTGGTGCTACTGAAATACTCAATCTCACCACTATGAACATGCATCACATGAGTGTGATTAGTATCAATCACATCAAGAAACTCTTTGCAGAGTTGCTCTGCCAGAAGAATACGAGGAGCAACAACAACAATAGTGGAGCCATTGTCGATATACTTTTGATTCTCAATAATATCGTGAATCATGCACATTGTTTTACCACCACCCGTGGGGATGATGACCTGACCCTTGTTATATGCCAGCATCGCATTCAGTGCTTTGCGCTGGTGTGGGCGAAGGGTGGCGGTCATGCTCTCTTGCGTTGATACAGTTATTATAACAGAAAAGGGGGCCCCTGTGAAGGGCCCCCTAACCAGTTTGCAGATTGTCACATGGACTCAGGGTTGAGTCAGAGTGATGCAGTCAGCTTTAGGATCAAACTGAATAGAACTACCATACATATCGACGATGTTTTGTTCAGTAGGACGACCCTTATCATTAGGATCTGGTTTAATATACTGCGCCTTGAATCCAGCCAACTTGACTTGAATACGAGACTCATCAAACTCACCACAATCATCGAAGATACTCATGGCAAACTTCACCCAAGTCTCTTTCTGTTCATTCCAATCAGCAATGAACTTACCACGAAACTCTTCAAGATCGTCTACACGATTCTGAGAGTATCCTATCACATAGACAGGTACACCATACTTGACCGAGTTACTAATAGCACGAGCCCATACAGACTTGTTGTTACCAGCACCAGAGCAATACACAATATAACCCTGTGTCTGAATCTCCTCTTTAGAGCGACCTTCAATACCTTGTTTAGCAAGGTTTTGAGCAGCAATGAAACCATTCAAGGTGTTCTTGCCATGTCCAGTAGAATTATAAGTACGGAAGTTACTGAAAACTTCACACTCGCTATAGGAAGCCTTCTTGATCTTGCTACGTTGCGTTACAGTACGATCAGCAGCAATAACTTCAACAAAAGCGTCAATAGCATCTTGAGTATTCTCAATTAGACCACGCTCTTTAGCGTTAACGACCTCTTTTACATAATCAGGGATCTTTTGATCCATCTGAGGATTGCTGTGGTGATTGCTTACGTTACGAGCAACTACTTCAGCATACTCATCTTCATACTCATAAATGTCAAAGATGTAACACTCTTGACCCAGATTGTTCAGGGCACCATCACGATTAAAACCAGATTGTGCTCTTAGTGAGTAGATACTGGTGCTTTGTGAATCAAAGCAAGCAATAGGAGGTTGAGATTCCTTACGATAACCAACAGTATTGAAGTTGTTGGTCAGGTTATTAACGTGCTCAGAGTCATTGTTCTTATCACGAGGTTGTTGTGCTTCATCATAGCGAACAAACTGACGTGGGATAATATAACGTCCCATGAAATTAGCACCAGAATATTCTTTAGGTGGTGCAGTCTCTAAAGACTCTTGCAACATTTCTTCGGTTAAACCGAGTGGATTGTTACAGGTAAGTAGAACTTTTTGCCACATGGCAAGAACTTCTACAGAGATGTTGATAGTAGGATTCATTTAATGAATTTAAAGAACGTATGACCTCGGGAGTTGAACTCCTGTCCCGATCACTTGGCTAATATAGGTCAGATCGCCCCACCTGTCAACCCTTTATCCAATCTTTTTTGAGTCTCACCCCGAGAACCCTCTTACATAACTCAAGAGATACCTGTTGTGGCCTACCTTTCCACCCATACCATTTAGTTTTCTTTCCTGTATCATATGGTGGATTCTCTTTCACTGACCAGTATTGTTCAGAAGTACAGTCATATACAATGTCATCATGTTGCACCCACCAATGTTTCTCACCACGATAATCTTCACCGCTATATGATACTAACTCATTACTATCGATAAGAAAACATAATGCTTGTGTTGAATGATAGCAATGACCATAGAATCTATTCATACCCTTATCTTTAGGGTACATTAATCTCTTTCCTTTTAATAGATCTACAGTAAGTTCTTTTTGAATGAGACTCATTACTTCTTCAATATCATCAAAAGACCAGGGCTCAAACTCTAGAACCCTGGTCTCTGTTATTTTATTTCCATCATAACGATGCCTTTCAATAGTCTTCATAAAGCCTAGTGACTCATATCATCCTGGACAAGCCAGATTATACACATATTTCAAGGTCTTGTCAAGTTCTTATGAACTTGTTACTGTTTCCCATGCAGTTCCATTATAGAACTGTAGTTTTTGAAGTGTTACGTTATAGATGATTGCACCTTCAATAGCTGGAGGAATAATAATACCATCAGGTTGAGTACCGTCTCTTACATCAGTCGCGACAGTACAGATAGCGACAAAAGAATCAGTTTTGAATCCAACATCCACTACACATCTGGGTTCATCAGTAGTACCAATAATGATCGATTTTCCAATAGAAACATTGTCAGTAAATGTTGAAATTGCAACAATACCATATGTGTTAAAGTATTCATCATCAGGGTCAGTAACTTGAATTGGGTTAATGGCACCATGGATAGTCATTCCAGTACCAACTGTTAGAACATCGTCCACTACAAAAGTATTGAAAGTACTAACTCCAGCATTTGTAAAGAAATTTTGGTCCGAACCAAAACCAATGGTTCCACCATCAAGGATAAGATCCTCCGTCAGTGTCATTGTTGATGCAATGGTCACAAATCCTTCAACATTAAGATCACCAGGAATTTCTACACCATATGTCCCACCAATAGATAATGGGAATGAATCAGTAGAACCTACTGCAATATAAGGAGTAATAGCTGCACCAACAGCAAGACCACTAATAAATGTGCTCATCCCACTAACAGTTATTCCACCACCAACAGATATATCATTGAAGGTTGAAATTCCTTCAGTAACATCTATATTACTAGTAAGATTTCCAGTTAATGTAATTGTATCTAAAATGTTGATACTGTTGAATGTTGAAATACCAGTTGTTGTATTGAGGTTAAAATCTGTTTGATTTAGTAGTCTTAAACTTCCAGATACATCTAAATCATTAAATGTTGAAAGACCACTTGTAATATTGAAAATAGTCGTTTCAGGTAAAGAAACTGTTCCATCAAAAACAGCATCCGAATTTACAGTCAAATCATTTGCAACAAATAAATCGTAAGCTGTAGATATGCCAGATGTGTTATAATATGTGATACCACCTCTAACTTGCACATTACTTTGGAATGTACTTATTCCCGTTACTTCTAGACGACCATCTAGTAGAGTATCACCAACTACATGCAATTCATCAGTTGGATCTGTTACTGCAATACCAAGTTTGCCCTCTGAAGTGAGGACCATGATGGTTTCATTTGAATCACCTTGTTTCCATCTGAAAATACCATTTGGATCTACTTGATTCTGATTTAAGAAATATGAGAAATCACCATTCGCATAATTTGAAAGGATTAATTCTTGATTCTCATATTTTAGTTCAACAGTACTTACACCAATTCCAAGATCTCCACCAATATTAAGGGCAGAATATCCAGCCTGTGTAACAACTTCTAGACGTGCATTATTCGCACCTTGAACAACTACTTCAGAAGTCGTTGCTTGTGTGGTTCCGATACCAACTTTTCCGTCAATAATATTAAACTCAATACCATTGGCACCAACTTTAACATCACCATTTGTGACTGTTAATACACCAACATTTAAATCATTTGTTACAATTCCTCTAGCAACAGTAACAGCAACACCAAGATCTGCATGTGTTGCTGAAACTAGACCAACAAAAATGTCAGGAGTTCCAGTTAGTGATTGAGCTGTGGATGCTATAGCAGTTAAAGTTCCACTAAACTCACCATCATTAAATGTTGAGAATCCAGATGAAATGATGTCACCAGTAACTTCACCAGTAATACTACCAATAAATCCACCTAAAGCTGTGACAACACCAGTTAATTGCTGGTTCTGCTCTAGTTTGAAATCTGGAATCAAAGGTAGTTTATCTAATTCTAGTCTTGGTATTCTTGCCTGAGTCAGAATACCAGAAGTGATCTCATCTGCATCTAAATCAGAGAGAAGGGCACCATTTCCATCATATCCAGATGCAGTAACGAATCCAGAAGCATATATATTTCCTTGTCTAATACCAATCCCATCGCCATCTAAAGGATTAGCTTCAACTTGAAGTTGATATTGTGGGATTAAAGTTGCAATACCAACGTTTCCACCATTATAAACACTAGAAACACCAATACCAGTATCAACATCAACCCACTGTGATGTAGGTAAGTTTGCTAGTTGTGAACCATCACCAAAATATGAAATAATTCCAGAAGATGCAGTTAATATACCACCACTTGTACTATCACCAGTGAATGAAAAGTTACTAATAACAACACTCTTACCAGCACCAGTTTCAAAAGTAGCACCAGTAGTAACAATAACTTCGGTAAAGGTTGTTAGTCCACTAAAAGATGCATCTCTTCTAACATCGAAAAATTTCCCTGGTATGGAAGTTCCAATTCCTACCAGGGATCCATTGACAACGAAGGTCTGGTCATCAACCTGAACCCCTTCCCTAAAATTAAATACCTTCTTGAAATTTGCCATTGATATGGTTTTTTAAGTATTTAGTTATAGAGCTTTGATTATATAGAAGAGTCCGAAATATGGAGGTAGATTCTTGGCAGTTGCGGGATCACCTGCGGGATCCGCATTCACATCATGCGTATGTCCACCTCTATTACCTAAAGTATGATCATTGGATTTTCCAGGGTTGTTAACATGGGTGTGCGCTCCAGCTGGGTCATTATTATGAGTATGAGTACCTGCGGCTCTCGATGGGTGAGCGTGACCATCATGGCTCCTCGATGGGTGAGCATGAGGAGCATTAGAAGATCTCAATGGGTGTCCATGAGGTGCATTTTGTGCATTCACGGTATGGGAATGAGGTGCATTAGCAGTGTTAGTGTTCTGGGCTCCTCTAGGACTAGGTTGCCTATCATCATCTATAATGACTACGCTTGGTCTATTTGCAGATGTGACGCCCCACCCATTGATGGAGTGTCTGTGAGGTGCATTATTAGCTCTAGATGGGTGAGCATGAGGTGCATTTGCTGCATTCACGGTATGAGCGTGAGGTGCATTTTGTGCATTCACGGTATGGGAATGACTACCACCAGTATTGACAATGTGAGAATGATCGGCAACTGGATCATTATTGTGAGCATGAGCGTTAACTGGATTATTTGGATGGGTATGTCCACTATGAACACTAATTGGGTGAGTATGATCGGCAACTGGATCATTTGTAACAGTGTGGTTATGGTCAATCACACTCGCATCTCTCTGACCACCTGTAGAACCACGAATATAACCAGTTCCACCAACTGTTCCACCAGATGTTACAAGGAACCTATCTCTTAGATCTGGAATTAGGAATGTTGATCCAGATGGATTAGGACCATATGGGAAATCAGTTCCTTCATCGGTAAGAATATCATATAGATTTGCATAAGTTGTTTGACTTACCGATTGGCCATTACAGATCAACCATCCATTTGGTGCGTTGGTCTCTGTACCTGCCCAGGGAACAATACCACCGACAGGAATAATATTGTCAGCCTCAATTCTGTCACATGTGATTTCTCCATCAACTCTGAGATTGTCCTCAACGAATACATTAGTCGTGGCACTTCTTAGTGTAAGATTTTCACCATTAATTGATGTCATCGTTGCAGTAGAAGCACCAACACCAATTCGTATGTCAGCAGCATCAATACCAGCATCACCTTCAATCTTACCAGCAAATGTACCAACACCAGCAACATTTAGAGCCCCATCAATCTCGGCACTTCCACTGGATTTTAATCTACCAGTAACTTCAAGGTTTGCATCAATTTTAGTATTGCCAGTGATATTGACAACATTATTAACTCTTAGTGGGCCATCAAACTGGGATAGTAGTGTCTTAGCAGGACCACCTTCAACAATGAGTCTCTGACGAACTGTAACTTCGTCGAAGATAACAGATAGAACTGAAGGATCTTCACCACGAATACTTGGAATTGGTGCATCAAATGTGGATTCTGCACCAGTTGATGGGTTGATAACCTTGTTACCAATGAAGAAATCACCATCATTATTCATAGCGGTGTATACAACAACACCACCAGATCTCTTCTGGGATTGTGTTAGGAACTCCTCCTTATCAGTTAGAGTGATTGTCTGTACCTGAGGTAGACCAGTTGAATAATTACCAGGACCATAACCTAGGTATTCAAATGTATGACCAGAACCTCTTAGAATTGAAGGCCTACGAAGTTCAGCACCAGATACTTTGATCTTTCTGACTAATGATCCTTCTTTATGTGATTTGGTTTGTGATGCCAGATAACCTCTGATAACTTTCAGTTCATCATTATTAGAACCAGAAAGTTCAGCACTGGCGATTCTCATAATCTCGCCATCAATCTCAATAAATGATCCGATGGGGAATCTTACATCAGTTCCAATACCAGAATTTGCAAGTTGAATCTTGACTTTATCATCAGATTCAGCATCTCCAATGGTATTATTCAGAGTTCCATATTCTTTATCGAAGATATTATTTACTCTAGATCCAATAGATTCTGTCTCTGCACTAATTTCACCACCCTTAGATGAATATGTTGTGGGTAGTAATTTTTCTGGAGAAAGAACTGTTAGATCAGTTGCTGTTGAGACAGTAAATGTAAGAATACCAACTCTTTCAAGAACAGTGTAATCACCTAAATTGTTGGTTGAATTGTCAATGATTCTGAAAGAAGATCCAGCAACAAATCCATGAGCATCAAGTGTAGTAATTGTGGAGATACCACTGAAAGATTGTGCTGTACTAATACCAATAATCTTTCCACAATCAACAAGATATTGATCTATGAATGGATTTGGATCTCCAGTTGTAACTGCGAATGATACTTCTGTTTTAGATGGAGTAGAAAGAACTTCAAAAATTCCATCGTCAGTTTTACCAATACCAGTCAGTTGAATTGTATTTCCTGTGAAGGTTGAAATGCCAGAATTTGCAATCGTAATTTCAGCCCCAGCAAATCCTTCAATATCTAGAGCCTCACCATCAGTATAACCAGAACCACCAGATATAATCTGAACGTTATCTACTGCACCACCAGAGCCAACAGTTACTCTTGCAGTTGCACCATCCCAATCAATGGTTCCATCATTTAATAGTTTAACGTTATAGTAATCTCCCTCGGTGAATCCACTTCCACCAGTAAGTGATGAATAGGTTACAATACCTGAGAAATTATGTGGTCTATCTAGAGTGACTGTCGCAATACCAACAACATCATTTCTCTCATATGAAAGAACAGTATTGCCATATCCAACGAGTTTTGAGAAGTAATCAATGGTTTCCCTAGTGATGCTATTCTCTGGATCATCTATTGCAACATCACCAATGGGATTTCTCTTAGCATAGGATTGTGCAGCCCTTGGGTTGGAATCTACATTATCTCTATCCAACTGTGGATAGAATCTTTCAATCTTTGGTAGGAAACTAAGATTATCAAATTCTTCAGCAATTGTATTGTTTGCTGCCAAAATATTGAAGTGGTAGATGCCATCACTAATTCCAGGAATATGACTCTGAATAACTTCTGATCTATAGACACTTATATTATTCTTATTATCAACTCTCTGATACCTTGCCATTAAGGCAACTCTACTATTCATATCAGAGGTGAAATCACCAGTTTCTCTTACATTACCATCAACATCAGTTACAGCATAAGTAAATGTTTTATCATCTGGAACTGTTGTAACTTCAAATGTTCCATTATATCCACTTAAGGCTGCACCAGTTGTATTAGTAGTACTCTTTACATCAACGATCTTAATACGATCACCAACATTTAGATTGTGTGGAAGATCCACTCTTGTGGTGACAGTTGATCCACTTACAGAACAAGTTGAAATGTATCTTGGATTTCTATTGAAATTATAATCAGTAACATCAATTGTTGAAATTGTAAAGTCTTGGTCATTTCTTGCAGCAGTAGAGTTACTATCCTGTAGAATAAATCCTTCTACTGGATTTCTACCAATAGTGGATTCTTTAGGAACAAAGTATCTTACCTTGTAAACTTTATCTCCAAGTGATCTGTTATCAGATCTTCTCTTAACAAATGTTTCTGTGGTTTGTGCTCCAATTCCAACTGTACCACCTTCAGAAAGGAAAGCATTGTAAATATCATTTCCTTCACTACAATGAATAAACCAATTATTGTGATTTGGGTCAAATAGGACAGGGCAACCAATTTGATTGGCCGCTTTATCGGATACTCTACTTTCTACTCTGAGTCCAGTTCCACCATAAACTGTGATTCCATCGCTTTTGAGGGCATCACTAAGAGTTGATGCAACTCTGAATAGAGATAAATTGATTCCATCTGCAATTGCAAAATAAATGGTATCTTCTTCTAGATTTTCTGGAAGATCTCCATCTTCACTTAGAATACGAACTTTTTCTCCAGTTTGTAAATTGTGATTTACTGCAGTAGAAAAGCGTCCTTCAGTATCAACACCATTTATATCTACAATCTTTTCTTTTGATCCCAAACCAAAAGCAATTGTTGATGATGTTGAAACAATATTGTCAGTAATTAGAATATTTGCATTATATGTTGTTCCATCAATATTTACGTATAGTTTATCACCTTGTCTTGCACCAACACGATAACCTTGTGAAATAATTGCTGGTGGGTTATCAGCATCTTTGAAACCAAAGAGATAGATATGGCTAGAAACACCAACGGTTGTAGTTAGACCAACATCCAAAGTGAATAGGTCAATATTAGACTCTTCTTCTGAAATAGTCTGAGGAGTTACAATTGATGTGATATAACCCTCATCATCTTTTGCGAATGCTTCTTTCTTAAATCCTTCAGAAACAAGAGCAATTTGACCAAAATTAGAGTTGGAGTTGGTAATAGATGCGTCACCACCAGACTCACAATTAAAGTGCTTATTAAATCCGATAGCGAACACAGATACAACCTGAATGATTGAATCCTTAATCATAGAAATGTGAGATGTCTCCCATCCCTTTCTATAAACAGCTCTACTGTCTAGATGATAAACAGTATTTGAGTTAGTGGAACTAGATTCTGATGCGAGTTGAGTACCAGTTACCTTTGTAATTGCAATACCATCATAAGTTCTGGATACTGGGTTATACTTAACAAATGCACGGTCATCTTTCTGTAGTGATACAGCCGTAAACTGTGCCACAACCATGGAGCGGAAGCCGGATGCGGTAGAACCATCAGCAAGCATACCATTCATGCCGAAAACGGATCTGAGAGATACGTTAAAGACGTATGGAGACGCACCTGTGACTGTATCGGTCTCAATGGTCGCAGTAGCGCCAGAGATGCTTCCAGTCGCCACTAGAGTGGGATCTACATCTGCTAGTAAATATGTAAACTGAGTATCTGAAGTGACAGATGCTACGAATGTTGAGATATTATAATCTGCGGGAGTGACACCCTTAATCTTAACGGGAGTACCAACACTTAGTTCGTGTGGTGAACTTGTGTCAACAGTAATCAGTGTTGATGGGCTTACACCATCACCAGATTTAATAGATGAAATTGAAATTGGGTCTGCTGCAAATGCGCCAACAATTTCCCATTCAACTCTACTCTTGGAGAAACCTTGTGATTGTGATGGGAATTTCTGGTCAATATTTCTACCAGATGCCTCATTGAAAGCATTAG